AATGATTTTATCTATGGTTTTTTGTTTGTTGAATTTACTCATTATTTACTCCTGTTTGTTGGTTTGCCATTAGGAAAGGTAAGCGCCATGCTAAACGCTTGCCAGTCCTCGGCTGTCATTATTTGCTCTACCTTGTGAATAGGTGTGTTATCTTTTAGGCCGTACTTCTTGCGAAGCTGTCCTATGATGCTTTTGTGTGATCTTGGTGTACTCATTACGCCACCTTCCTGTTATATTGTTTGATGTCGTTCATGAACTCTTGGTCTTCTGGGTGCATGTCGTCATATTCTTGCAATAATTCCTCATAACAACCTTCTCTGCCTTCATATGGTGTAGTGTAGAAGCTGTATAATTCTTCGCTTTCATCATCATACATAGCAACTTGGTAATCATCATTAGTTAAAAAGACATAACCAGAGTTCATATTAAAACCAACTTTTATTCCTTGGTTATAAAAATCATCTGGTAAGCCGTTTTTAATTCCTGATAATAATTTGCCTGCTTCGTCTAGTTCTCTATAACCAAAGTCTGCTAGGTTTTCTGTGTAAGTGTTTGTCATGTTTACCTCCTAAAGTATTTCGTTGACATACACATTGTCTCGCAAATCTACTTATATATCAAGTAGTTAGACAAAAAAACTTAGGGTTTTTATGAGGAATGTTGTATTATAGGGGTCTAAGGAGCATAAAAAAATTTCAAATATGGAGCAATTTTTGACTAAAAACGACAATAAACCACCTAAAAAAGCTGGTAGAAAACGTATTGAATTAGATTTGGAGCAAGTAGAAAACTTAGCTTCTCGTGGTCTTGGTACTACTCAAATTGCCCGTGCAATGGGCGTTTCATGGGATACTATAGACCGCAACAGAAAGCGCTCTGCTGATTTTGAGGGTGCTTTAAAAAGGGGGCAAGCGAAAGGGTTGGCCCAGGTGACCAATTCTCTTTTCACTTCGGCAACTGATGGCAACGTCACAGCACAAATATTCTACCTAAAGAACCAGGACCCAAAGACCTGGAAGGATCGAGTCGAGAATGTTCACGCTACTATAAATCTTAATGATGTTTTAACTGGCGCAAAAGATAGACTTGGCGACTCTATGGCGACTATTAATAAACCTAAGGTTATAAATGCCGTTAAATCAACGTCTACAGACTTGGACAAACTGGTAAATAATCAGGACGATATAAAGAACGATGATAATAAGGGCGGATAGCTGCGCTATCTTGTAAGGGCTGCCCATGATTTGATTACTCATGCTCCGAGTATAAATAATCATACCCCCCCTTACATTTTTTCGCACGGGTATATTACGTGTAACTGTTGCGCTAATTTTTTTTAATTTTTTTTGAGTAGAATATGAAAGAGGTAATAAAAGGAATAATAGAAATCACCACCATAGCTGGACTTGGTAATTTCCTACTATTCATTATTTTGGTAAATATATGAAATACGGTGCTGAAGCTGAACAGCAACTGATGACCGAAGTTTGGTCACCTCAAGTTGCAGATGATCCATACAACTTTGTGATGTTTATCTTCCCCTGGGGTCAAAAGGACACCCCCCTCGAAGATTTTACAGGCCCAAGAGAGTGGCAGAAAAAAATTTTAAAAGATTTATCAATTCACATACAACGAAATAAAGGCGTTCCAACACCAGAGATGTTTAGGCTTGCAGTTGCTTCAGGTCGTGGAATAGGAAAGTCTGCCCTTGTTGCATGGTTAATACTATGGATGCTATCAACCAGACTAGGCTCAACAATTATCGTCACCGCCAACACCGAACAACAGCTACGCTCAAGAACATGGGCTGAGTTAGGTAAGTGGCTAACACTATCAATTAACAATCATTGGTTCTCTAAAACTGCTACCACCATAAAACCAGATGGTTGGTTTGAAGAAGCACTCAAAAGAGACTTAAAAATAGACACTGGCTACTATTACGCCCAAGCTCAATTATGGAGCGAGGAAAACCCAGATGCGTTTGCAGGTATCCATTCATCTTACGGAGTATGTTTGATAATGGATGAAGCATCGGGTATTCCAGCTCCTATCTATTCTGTCTCCGAAGGATTCTTTTCCGAGCCTACAGAAAATCGTTTCTGGTTTACTTTCTCTAACCCTAGAAGAAACACAGGACCTTTCTACGAGAGTTTTACATCCAAGCGTAAGTTTTGGAACTTAGAACAAATAGACTCACGAACAGTCGAGGGTACTGACCAAAAACTATTCCAAACCATGCTCGAGCAATACGGTGAAGATTCTACTGTTGCTAGAGTCGAAGTACGAGGCGAGTTCCCCAACGCTGACGATGATTCAGTCATACCAATGGAACTAGCAAGAAACGCTGTCGATAGAGACGTGGCACTAACAACTAAATCACCTATTGTTTGGGGATTAGACGTTGCACGTTTCGGTGGTGATAATTCTGCGCTATGTGTCAGACAAGGTAATACTGTTCTTGAAATTAGGACTTTCAAATCGATGGATTTAATGCAATTATGCGGTGCAGTTAAAAATTTATATGACGACAGTACAGTCGTAGAACAACCACAAGAAATACTTATAGACGTAATTGGTCTTGGTAGTGGAGTTGTAGATAGACTAGCTGAACAAAATTTACCAGTAAGAGGAGTCAATGTTGCAGAGTCACCATCGACTAAGAAAAACTATTTAAACTTACGAGCTGAATTATGGTTTGCAATAAAAGATTGGTTGGCGCTGCGTAATTGCCGTCTTCCTAATGATGATGAGCTTGTGTCGGAATTGGCAGCGCCTAGTTATAAATATACATCAACTGGAAAAATAAAAATAGAGTCTAAGGATGAAATGAAAAAAAGAGGTGTTAAGTCTCCCGATAAAGCTGACGCACTTGCACTAACCATGGCAAGTTCCGCTGCAAGTTTTAGTGGTGGCGAGAACTTTTTAGGGTATAATTTCAAGAAACCATTGACATCAAGAATAATCAGAGTGGGATAAATTTATGGAAAATGACAAAGATCAAACAATCGAAGAGTTACAAGTAGAAGATTCTTACAATGAAGAAGAACTACAAGGCGTACTTAAATCCGAAATGGATGACGCTAAAGACTTCATCGACCAAATAGACCAGGACAGAGCTGACGCTACTGATTATTACCTTGGTAATTCTCCAACAGCTCAAAGCTCTATGCAATCAGAATTTGTATCAACCGATGTTAGAGACAGCGTGTTATTCATGTTGCCTTCCATCATGCGTACATTTTTTGGTACAACTAAAATAGTAGAGTTTATACCTCACGGCCCAGAGGACATACAACTTGCCAAACAACAAACAGATTACATTAACTATGTCATCCAACAAAAAAATCCAGGCTTCAAAGTTTTATACGATGCGTTCAAAGATGCGCTCATTAGAAAAACTGGTTTTGTAAAAGCCTATTGGGATGACAGCATTACTGCATCAACTCACGAATACACAGACATTTCTCCAGAGGCTTATCAAGCTCTTACCCTTGACCCTAACGTAGAAGTCATTGAAGAAAAAATTGAAATGCAAAGCATGACAATTATGAATCCTGAAACTGGCGAAGAGATAACACAAGAAACTCCAGCTAGTTACGATGTCAAAATAAGAAGAGTTAAAGCTAAAGACCAAGTGGTTATCGAAGCAGTACCAACGGAAGAAATACTTATATCAAGACATGCAAGAGATTTAAACTCATCACCTTATGTTGCACACAGAATGGTTAAGACTGTAAGCGACTTAGTGGCTATGGGATATGACAAAGAACAAATGGAAGAGTTCGCTGGTTCTGGAAGCGCAGTCGATGAAGACTCCTACGACTTAGAACAAGCAAGAAACCCATACGCAGATTTTACTGGTGTTGATAGAGCAGACAGTAATAGTAAAAGTGTTCTTTATATAGAACATTATGTTTTTTATGATTTAGATGGTGATGGTATAGATGAAAGGATTAGAGTATGCACTGTAGGGAATGGATTAAATATTGTTAATTCAACACCCTGGGATGATTTACCTATTACACTCTTCTGTCCCGATCCAGAGCCACATACCTCCATTGGCTCATGCCCCGCGGACTACTTGATGCCTATTCAAGCAGCTAAATCTCAGATAATGAGAGATACCCTTGATAGTCTAGGCCACGCCATCTTCCCGAGAATGGGTATAGTAGAAGGACAAGTCAACATTGACGATGTTCTTAATACTGACATAGGACAACCAATTAGAATGAGAGCGCCAGGAATGGTTCAACCTTTCTCTGTTCCTTTCGTTGGTAAAGAAGCCTTCCCAGTATTGTCTTATCTTGACGAAGCAAAGGAGAACCGCACAGGCGTTTCTAAGGCTTCCGCTGGATTAAATGCAGAAGCATTACAATCTACAACTTCCGCAGCTGTATCGGCAACGATGTCTGGCGCACAAGGAAGAGTAGAACTTATCTGTCGTCACTTTGCTGACGGAATGAAAGATTTATTTAAACTTGTAAACTCTCTTGTAATCAAACACCAAGAAGGTCAAGACATGATGAGACTAAACAACCAGTTTATTCCCGTTGATCCTAGATATTGGGATGCTGATAAAGACATGGTAATTAATGTTGGTATTTCTAAAAACTCTGACGAAGAAAAGTTCCAAGTCTTAACAGCACTATCACAAAAGCAAGAACAAATATTACAAACATTAGGACCTAACAATCCTTTGGTTAATTTACAACAGTATGCAAACACTCTAACTAAAATGATTGAGATGGCTGGATTTAAAGATGCAACAACATTTATAAATACAACTGTACCGCCTATGCCTCCGCAACCACAAGAACCAGCTAAACCTTCACCAGAAGAAATGTTGGCTCAAGCTGAAGCAATGAAAGCTCAGAACTTAGCACAAAAAGCTATCATTGATGCAGAGACAGATAGAATGAAAATCATTATGGATGACGACAGAAACCGTGATGAACATGAAGCTGATTTAAAACTGAAGATAGCTGAACTACAAGCTAAGTACGGTGCGCAAGTAAATGTTGCAGAAATAAATGCAATTATGGAAAGAGATAGAGAGGCGATTAGACAGGTAGCAAAAAACCAATCGCAAGGAATGTTTACCAATGGCAACAACCAACCAATCGGATAAGATTTACGACTTAGAATTTCTTGACGGAGATTTTATCTACTGCGGTAACGATATAAAAGCTAAGAGCTTGGAAGATGCTAAAAGAGTTGCTTTGGTATTTTTACAAATACCTCACGACTCAGAACTAATATCTTCTAAAGTAACCTTAATACATTAACTATGGCAATAACATATAGAGGCGAAAGGTTCGCTGGTTATAATAAACCTAAACGTACACCAGGAAAGTCAAAGAAGTTTGCTGTCTTGGCAAAGGTTGGTGAAACCATAAAACTTATTCGCTTTGGTGATCCTAAAATGACAATTAAAAAAGATCAACCAGCAAGACGCAAATCATTTAGAGCTAGGCACAAGTGTGACACTAATCCGCCTAGTAAATTAACCGCAAGATATTGGTCTTGTAAAAAATGGTAAGGAGAAACTATGTCACTATATGAAAATATAAATAACAGAAAAAAAGCTAAAACAAGTAGAACTAAAAAGAAATCTACTATTACTAAGAAAGCCTACGCAAATATGAAAGCTGGTTTTCCTAAGAAGAAGAAAAAATAATGAAAGGCGTTAAACATTACAAAAGAGATGGAACTGAACACAAAGGCAATACACACAAAATGCCTAACGGACATTTACATTCTAATAAAAATCACACCGCAACAAGTGTAAGGCTATTTCATTTTAACGAGTTAAGTAAAAGAGCTAAGAAAAAAGCTAAGTCTTAAAATTAACTTGTCTTACTTACTTGGTAAATTTTTAGAATGGTCTTTTAAAAGAAAGGCAGAAAAACTTTTTAATAAATATTCACATGAATACAAAACAACAGAAACCAAAAAAACAAACAGTTAATTCTTTTTCAAAATTAAAAGCATTAATCAAACTAAGAAATTATGATAGAAAAACTAATAAAACCAGTAAGCGAACTTCTTGATAAGTTTATTCCAGACGCAGACACAAAACAAAAGATTGCACATGAAATTGCAACTATGTCTGAAAAACATATCCATGAAATCGCTAAAGCGCAAATAGAAGTAAACAAAGAAGAAGCTAAAGGTAATTGGTTTCAATCTTCTTGGCGACCAGCTACAGCTTGGATATGTGTATGTGGTTTTGCTGTAAACTTTTTAATCAGTCCTCTCGCAGCTCCTTTTGGTATTATCGTACCGCAAGCAGATACATCAACTATGCTACCCGTCCTTATGGGTATGCTTGGTCTTGGTGGATTAAGATCATACGAAAGAGTAAAGGGCGTAGGAAAATAATGTCTTGGGTAAACTTTAAAGAAGAAGAGTTTGCTTGCAAACATTGTGGTAAAAATGGTATTTCACACGAACTAATAAATAAGTTACAATCACTAAGAACAGAGCTGGATTTTCCCTTTGTTATAACCTCTGGGTACAGGTGTGAAGACCACCCCATAGAAGCGAAGAAAAAAACTCCAGGAACTCATGCAGAAGGACTAGCTGCTGATGTATATGTAAGAGGAGATAAAGCACTCCAGATTGTATCGAAAGCTAGAGATTATGGATTTACTGGTATTGGCGTAAACCAAAAAGGCAATTCTCGATTTATACATTTAGATATTTCGGAAGAACAACCAAACAGACCAAGACCACATATTTGGAGTTATTAATGGACAACCCTATTTTATTTTGGAACGCAATCATTACGTTAGTGTATGTTCCTATCATCTATAGTATTCGTACTAACGCTTCAGATATTCAGCGAGTAGAAATACTCCTCAACAAAACCAGAGAAGAAATCCCATCACGCTACGCAACCAAACAAGACCTTCATTTAGATATGCAAAGAATTTTTGATAGATTAGACAAATTAGATGAAAAAATTGATAAACTAATAGCAGGATAGGAATTAATTATGGCTATAAAAGGAAATTTTAGAATGGGTGGGATAGATTACTCTACTCCTTCTCTCAACAACAACAGCAACTATGCACCTTCGTTCATACAACAACCAGCTGTGGATGTTCCTTCTGTTTTTTCCGTACCCTCTTTACCAGCAGTAACAAATGAAATGTCTAGTAATAGACAACCTGGATTAAACATTTCTAACGATATGCTTCAAGAAGACATGATGAAAGAAGTTGTTAAAACACAACTACAAGACCTGCAAAAAAATAAAGACATATTACAAAACATAGATGCTGGTGATGGTTCTGGAAGAAATTTATATCAAACAGAAATACAAGACATTATAACTAAGAGTCCTTTACACCAAGAAGCATACATAGAAGAATATCCTGTTGGTGGAACTTTTAATACAGCTGTTCCAGATATTATGGAAGCTGTAGTTAAAGCATCAGTACCAGGACTAGGAATAGGATCAGAAATATTAAATAGCTTTAATGTTAATCCTAAAATAAATAATGATAATTTTTCTATTGAAGATAAAGGTTATGGTTCGTTAGGAGAAGAACTTTTTGGTAATAGAGACTTACCAGGTATTTACAATCAACCTATTGAAGAAATTAACAAAGGTTATGACTCTCTAGGACAACAACTTTTTATACAAGATACAAAAGATAATCCAGATATCTTTGGCCCATCTATTGAAGATATAACAAACATAAATATTTCTGATTATAATGGTGGAGACTTTGGAAGTGGTGGCACACAAATTGTTGATATAGATGACGCAAATAATGATGTGACTGATAAGTCAGACCCCACAGAAACAAACTCAGTTATGGCTTCACCTTATTCAAGCGGACTAGATTATGCAATGTCTATAGCGGATGGAAGCAACGTAGCTAACATGATTGCACCAAGCATGAGTTATTCAGCTGCTAATCCAGAAGGATTTACACAAGCTGATATTAATGATGGTATTGTTCCAAATCCTTTTCCTCCAATCGGTCCAGCTACAGTAAGAAGCGCAACTCCAGACGATCCTTACTTTCTTGATAAAGGTATTGGTGGTGTAACAATATTTGATAATAACGACCCAAAAGATATACCATTAAGAGATATACTCGGTGGATTTGGCGGAGCAGGTAATCCAAACTTACACATATCACATACAGGACTTGATGAACAAATTGCTAGTGGCTACCAACCATTAAACATGTCTGGAATACAAAAAATATTAGACAATCTAGGTTAAACATTTATGCCATCACAAGAAGATATTTTAAATTCAAACGAAGCAGAGTTAATTCTTAACGCTGAAACTTTCACAAACGCAATCGAAGAACTTAAAAATGAATACATAAATTTATGGTTATCATCTAAGCAAGATGATATAAGTAAAAGAGAAAATTTACACAAAGCAATCAAACTACTACCAGAGGTCGAAAGACATCTGCGTATAATCGTAGAGAAGGGTAAAATTACAAAAGCCCAATTAGGAAGATTGCACAAAGTTGTGTAAAATTTAACTAAGTATTGTTAAAATATTACTTTACATTTTTAAGGAATGATTATGACCAACAACGCAAAGCCGATTGGTTTACAAACAAACATGCAAGAGACAGAACAATCTTTTGAAAGTTTTTTGACTCCAGACGAGCAACCAGAAAACGAAATAGAAGAACAAGCATCAGAAGAGCTAGTCAACGAAGATGAAGTTATCGAAGATAACGAACCTTACGAAGAAGAGCTTGAAGAAGATGTAGATGAAGACGAACCTCAAGAAGATCAAGTAGAAGAAGAGGAGTCCGAGCAACCACAGCTATATACAATTAAAGTAGATGGTGAAGATACAGAGGTCACGCTTGAAGAACTCCAAAACGGATACAGTCGCCAAAGAGATTATACGAGAAAAACTCAGGAGTTAGCTCAACAGCGAAAAGCTATTGAAGCTCAACAACAAGAGGTTTCTCAAAAAGACGCAATTTATTCACAGTTGTTACCAAAAATGGAAGCGACTTTGAAGGGCGAGTTACAAAACGAGCCAGATTGGAACGCACTTTACGAAGCAGACCCTATTGCTTATGTCCGTGAAAAAGACATCTGGAATGAGAAAAAGCAAAAGTTGCAAGCCGTACAAGCTGAATCACAAAGACTCCAACAAGAGTCTCAAGTTGAACAGCAAAAGAAACTTCAACAATTTGTTGAATACGGTAATCAACAACTGCTTGAACAAATACCAGAATGGCAAGATAACGAAATGGCATCAAAAGAAAAGATGGCAATTCGTAATTACGGTGTAAATGTTCTTGGGTACACACCTCAAGAGATGGACAGCGTTTATGACTACCGAGTTTTACTTGGTTTAAGAAACGCATGGCTACAACATAAGACACAACAAGCGACTAAAGTGAAACCAACTGAAAAGAAAGCGGCAGCTCGAACCGCAAGACCTGGCACTTCAAACGTACCTAAGACAACAACTCCTGTGAAAAGAGCGCGTCAAAAATTAGCTAAGACTGGAAAGGTCCAGGATGCAGCTAAATTATTTGAACAAATTATATAAACTTTTTAAACATAGGAAATAAATATCATGGCAAAAGTAACAAACGCATTTGATACTTACTCAGCGACTTCCGATAGAGAACAACTGAGTGACGTAATTTATAACATCTCACCACAAGCTACTCCTTTTATGAGTGCTATTGGTAAAAACTCAATCAAGAACGTAGTTTTCGATTGGCAAACAGAAACTCTACCAACTGTTGATGCAGCTGGTGAACTAGAAGGCTTTAGATTAGACGGAGCTACTTCAGCTTCTACAGCTACAACTAGAGTTAGTAATGTTGCAATGATCTCTTCAAGAGATGCAACTGTATCTGGTTCTCAACAAGCATCTGACCCAGCTGGTAAGAAGTCAGAAATGGCTCATCAATTAGCTATTATGGCTAAAGCATTGAAAAGAGACATGGAAACAGCTCTCTGTCAAAATGGTGGTAAAACAACTGGTAACGCAACAACAGCTAGAAAAACTGGTGGCTTTGAGTCTTGGATAAAATCCAATTACAGTAAAGCAGCATCAGGCGCACCTACTGGTGGCGGAACAGCTCCAACAGACGGAACTCAAAGAGCTTTAACTGAAACTTTGCTTAAAGCAGTATTACAATCTTGTTTCACAAACGGTGGAGAGCCTTCAATGGCAATCTGTGGTCCTGTAAACAAGCAGAAAATATCTGGTTTCACAGGTAGAACTAACTCAAGACAAATGGTTGATGCAAACACAGTAGAGGCTTCTGTTTCTATTTATGCTTCAGACTTTGGTGAGTTAAAAATCATTCCATCTAACTTCAGCAGAGAAAGATCACTATTATTAGTTGATCCAGACTATGCTAAAGTTTCTTTCTTAAGAGACTTTAAAACAGTTGATATCGCTACTGTCGGGGATGCCCAAACTAAAATGATTGTGACTGAGTACGGACTAGAAATGAGCAACGAAGCTGCTCACGGTATAGTTGCTGACTTAACTACAACATAAGTTAGTTAGAATTTAGGGAGAGCTTCGGCTCTCCCGCCCTTATTTAATATGGCAACAAAACGTACAATCACCGACCATAAAACTGGTTATAAATCAGAGTTCATTACTGAAGATGACAAGCTGGTTTATCATACGACTCAAGATGTTGCTCCCGTCATTGACCACGTTAAGAAACTAAGAGACAATACACTTAAGCCTGGAAAAGATATGCGACACATTGCTGAAGTCCCTATGGTGATTTGGCAAAAGGCATTACGCGAAGGCTGGTCAAAAGATAGAGCTAAATGGAAACAATGGCTCAACGACCCAGATAATAAAGTATTTAGAACTTGGCAAGGTAAAGTATGACATATGCAGAATTAAAAACAGCAATAGCAAATTATCTTAATAGATCAGATTTAACGTCTGATATAGATACGTTTATCGATAATGTCGAAGCGGAACTTAATAGACGATTAAGAACCAAAGACATGATTAAAAGAGCAACTGCTACAGCTGACTCACAATATTTAACAGTTCCAACAGATTGGATAGAGGCAATTAATGTAGAAATTACATCAAACGATTTCAGTCCTTTATTCCAACAATCTATAGAGTCATTAGATGTCTATAGAAAATCAAACAACAACTCTGTAGGCCAACCAGTTTACTTTGCAATGGTTGATGACTCCATCGAATTAGCACCAACTCCTGATGGAGAATATACCCTACAACTAACTTACTATGCTAAAATATCTGCATTAAGTGATTCCAATACAAGTAACTTTGTATCAGTCTCGCACCCAGATGTTTATTTATACGGTGCATTAAAACATGCTTCTATCTTTTTAATGGAAGATGAAAGAATACCAATGTTCACTCAACAGTTTGAGAAAGCATTAGAAGAAATGAGACTCGAACAAGAGAAGGCTGCATTTGGTAAAGGTTCTTTAATGATGAGAAGAAGAACTTACGGAAAAAAACAAAAAAGAAATTATTACTACGGTAATTAATAAAGGAGAATAGAATGGCTGGATTTTCAGATTATTTAGAAGACAAAGTATTAGACCATGTGTTTGGTGGCTCTGCTTATACAGCACCATCAACATTATATGTCGGTTTATTTACCTCGGCACCATCTGATTCAGGTGGAGGCACAGAATGTTCTGGTGGCTCGTATGCTCGTAAAAGCATGGCGGCAATGACTGTAAGCGGAACTTCACCAACAACAGCAACCAATGGAGCAGCAGTTGAATTTGTAACCGCAACTGGTTCATGGGGAACTGTAACTCATGTTGGTGTTTTTGATGCTTCTACAAGTGGTAACTTACTAGGTTGGGCGGCATTAAGTGCATCTAAAACTGTATCAAGTGGTGATGTATTTAGATTTGACGCTGGCGATTTAGATATTACATTAGCGTAAGAACATGGCCTCTATTGGCTATGGTCAACTTAATTACGGGATTGCTGATTATGGCACTCCCGAATATGAGTTTGCATCCGCAACCATAGCTCAAACAACAAACTTTACTGCATCTGCTGGCGTTACGCTTAAAGCGGTTGCATCTATAAATCAAACTTCAGGATTCACTTCTAGCGGAACTTTAGTTTTAACAGCATCAGCAACGATTGCACAAACAAGCGGTGTAAGTGCAACAGCCGAAGTTGTTAAATTATCTTCAGCTTCTATAGATCAACTATCTGGTTTCACGGCAACAGCAAGACAGATAGATAGAGGTGAAGCAACCATAGCACAAACATCTGGTTTTACTGCGACAGCTGAAGTTGTAAAACTTGGTGTAGCTTCTATTAATGAAACATCTGGTGTAAGCGCAACAGGAACGATTGTTCTTGATGGTGTTGCATCCATCAATCAAACATCTGGATTTACAGCAAGTGGTGTTCGTATTGCTTTAGGTCAAGCATCAATAAACCAAACTTCAAACATAACCGCTACTCCAGAAATGGTGTTAAGTGGTTTGGTTACTATTTCACAAGAAAGTGGAATGAACGCACTTGGTGGAATTAAATACTTTGGTCAAGCCACCATGCAACAAACAAGTGGTTTTTCTGCGATAGGTAGTTTAAAATGGGAAGACCAGACTGTAGCAGATACTATTTACACAGACCAAACACCAGCTACAACAACTTGGACAGATCAGTCCTCAACAAATACTAATTGGACTGACATCGCAGCATAAACAGGAATAAATTATGGCAGACACATATACAACGAATTTAAACTTAACTAAACCAGAAGTAGGAGCATCTACAGATACCTGGGGAACAAAGCTAAACGCTGACCTCGATACTCTTGATGCAATCTTTGCTTCCAATGGTACTTCAATAGCATTAAACCTAGACGGAGCAGTTATCGATAGTTCTGTTATTGGTGGCACAACTCCAGCTGCTGGAACATTTACGACTTTTACATCTAATGGTATTGATGACAATGCCGATGCCATAGCTATAACAATTAACAGTAGTGAGAGTGTTGGTATTGGGGAAACATCACCTCTAGGTAAACTTCATGTTAAATCTGCTGATTGTGGCGGAGGCTCTATAGCTGCTGGTAGAGATGAGTTAGTTCTTGAAGGTAGTGGAAGTGTGGGTATGACCATGGTGGGTGGTACAGGTAATGATATAGGTATTGGATTTGGAGATAGTGATAATACTAACATTGGTCTTATCAACTATAATAACGCCAGTAACTATATGACTCTTCAAACTAATAACTCTGTCAGAATGACTATTTTGTCAGATGGTAATGTTGGAATTGGAACGACTAGTCCTGATAGAAACCTACATATAGAAACAGCAGGAGACAGTTATTTACGAGTCTCAGGCAACAGAGGTAATGCTAATGACCTTCATGTAGGTAATATTGAGTTTGAAAATAGTTTTGGTAGTGC